GTTGTCGGTGCCATCATATCCTCAACGGATGATACACCTCTCCACCAACACAAGCCTTGATAGTTCAGCAACTCAAATCCCTCAACAGGGTTGAGCACGTCGCCCTCAATCACCCACTTGCCGCCGCTCTGATACATCGCGCCGGTGGTGTTCTTCCACTCGCCCTCTTTGTAGCGCATAAAGCGATATGAGCTGCCGCAATATTGCGAAAGCATATATAGCTTGTCGGTGTTAAGCCCCTCGGTCTTTCTAAAGCGTGCTTCGGTTTCGTCAATGGTTTCGCCCTTGTTGCCGATGAACTCCACAAAGTGGCTGTCTTGATAGTTCTTGCACCCTTTGTTATAGCCGGGTGTGTCCTTAAAGCCGAGTGCAATCTGCTCGCCTTTATCCTCTTTCCAATTGCCTTTCGCCTCGAAGTACACGTTTTGCAGTGTGTCACTCGTTGAACGGAAGATAGCAACCGGATGGTTGGCGGTTGAGTGGTTAAGCTCTAAGCCGGTCAACTTCACGCTGCCGTCGTCGCTCTCCCATGTGCCATCGTAGAAACGCTGTGCAGGGGTCATATAATTGTCGCCCAACGCACGGAACGTTGCGTTCATCTGATTACATACACCACAGTCGTTTGCACCCGACGAGTCTGAGTAGTCAATCTTAACTGTTATCAGGTCAATAGGTATGGTGTTTGTACCCACGCGCACTTTCTTGATTTTGAACAGTGCGTATGTGATGAGTGCATCTTCGTTGGTGTAGTCGGGGAATAGCGGCTCAATGCTTGTTGCCGTTGACAAGTAGTACCTCGGATTTTTCTTGGGACGCTTCGCCGACGTTGTACCCTGTCTGCGCTTGCGCACTTTCCTTGCCACAAACGAACGCCACGGCATTGTGGGGTGGTAGTAGTACAAGTCAATGGTAAAGTTGTCACTCGTTGATGTGCCGTTGTCAAATGTGTTAAACTCGCTTTCGGTGGCTACCTCCACAATGTAGGGTATGCCGCGGTTCCACAATGCTGCTGCCGATGGGCGCATTGCAGTAGAGCCTTCGGCGGTTTGGCTCACAAGCACGTTCTCAAAGTTGTACTCCTCAACCATCGAAGCGGTGTCGGTCAGCTTCACAAGGTAGTTGGCGTGCGCCTGTGCCCACTCGTAGTAGCTGTTATAGGCAAGCATATAGTACAGATAGAAGTCGCCGTTCGTTCCGTCAAAGCTGATGTTCGACGGATTGTAGAGGTTACCGCCGCTCGGCACATAACCGATTGTGCCCACAAATTCACCGTCAAGATAGAGCTTCAACAGTGAGTATTTGATACCGGCTCTTTCAACGTAGATGTTTGCCGGTTCGCACACCACTCCCACGGTGATCATCTTTCCGCACTTGAAGCGTCGCTCCTCTCGTTGGCTGTTACCGTTGCGGCAATAAATGCCCACGGCATTGCCTTTTACGTAGAAGCCTGCACCGCTCGTTTCGTCGTAACAGCTCATCAACAAAGCGTCCTTGTCTTTGATGTTGTTTGTTGCGAATTGGAATTGTATGGCGTTGCCGGTGGCTTCAAGTGCCGACTGTGCATAGGGCGCATGATTCAACGTGGCTTTCACGTTCTCGGCGATACGCAAACTGTTCTGTCCGAGATACGACACAAAACCGTTGGTGCTGTAATTCGCTCCCTGCAATGTGATGGCGTAGTTGCCGTCAACAATGCTCTTGTCTGCGTCCGAATTGCTGCGCGATGAAAAGTCAAACGAATAGATTGCACCGCTTTTCAGTGTCGCGTCAATCACACTGCCGTTAATGGTGATGGGCAGTTCATAGCTTGACTTCTGCGTCAGCTCTGCCACGGCTGTCACTTTCACTACGTCGCCGTTGCTGTAGCCTTGCAACTGCTTCGACACGTTGAATGTGTGGTCGTTGTCGGTCAGCACTGATGCAATGCTCTTGCCGTTAAACTTCACGTCAACAACGGTGTTCTTCGTCTTGGTCAACGGATTGTAGCAAGCCACGTCAAGCGATAGCGACTCATAGAGTTTTATCTCGCCGTTGTTGTCGTCATTGTAGCGCAAGCCTACAAGGGGATAGCTCTTGTCGTCGTCAACCACAAACAAGGTTGAGTAAACGGTGTTGCCCTTTACTCCTGACGCTACCGACGTGCCGTACATCCTGATTTCGTATGCTCCATAGGTCAAACCAAGCGACGCGGCGTTAACGGTCACGGCGTGAGTAAACACGTCGTTAATCACGTTGTCGTAGATGTTCTCCCACTTATTGCCAATCTTGATGTCAACAATGGCTCTGATACCTTTGTCGGATTGGTTGTTGGCAAACTTGAACATATCCACGTCAAACCCCTCGGTCTGCGGCGTGATGCGGTTACTGTCGGTAACGTGAAGCACTTGCTCGCAAGTGAGTGTCACGTCTTCGGCAATTACCCTGATGTTTTTCTCGCCTGTGATACCGGTTTCGTCTGTGGCTATAAGTTTGAAGTTGCGCGTGCCTGCTGTTGAGATAAGCGATGAGAAGTCAATCTCAAATGAGTAGTCGTCCATCGCCGACGATGAAGCCTTGTTTACTTCCTCGCTCCACACGGTCAGTTTGCTGTCGCGGTCGTATAGCTCCAGCTTGGTGATGGCGTTGTCAAGCTCGGTGTTGCCTGCCATAGTCAGTGAGCGGATTGCCGCCTTGGTGCTGATGGTCGCGCCGAGTGCCGAATAGAGTGGGGAGTTTTCAAACGCGATTGAAACAATGGTGCCGCTCGTTGTGCCGCCGTTAGTCGCCGACAAAAACTCTATGGCTTCCATTATCTCCTCTCCCTCCTCGTTCATTAGCTGCACTGTCACTTTGCCGTCTTCCTGCGTCACTTTGTGTTTGGCAAACATACGGCTGTATGCGCCGCCGGTGGAGAATGCGTCGCTGCCGTTCTTCACAGGAGTGTCGCTTGTCACTACCTTACTGCCGCCGCCAAAGTCTTTCCACAGTGTGAGGTTGGTGGCTGACACGTCTTTGGCTTTGCCGTGATACTGCTTAACCTCGTACTCATACTCCGCGGTGCGATATATCAACACCATACCGCCTTTGCAGTAGGTGATACCGGTTTCTTCTTGCTTGTCTAAGACTGCCTTAATCGCTTTTGAGAGGTCGTAGATTAAGTCGTCGCATAGTTGGTTAACGATAATCACCGGCTCCTCGCCTGCGTTAAGTCCTGCCATATCCACCCAGTTCTTTGTGTTGTCCACAAAGTCTTCGCTGTCAAGTGAGCTGCCGATATACTGATACATCTTCCAAACCGTTGCCGAGATTGCAAAGGTTATCTGCATACCGAGTGTTGCCTTGCCCTCGCTGAACACTGTCTGCACGGCTTCTGCAAGCGTGTAGTAGGGGTTGGTGGTGTTCTCCTTGGGCACGTTCACTGTCACGTTGTAACAGTTGCCTACGCTCGCGCCGCCTATCTGCACCAATGTGCTGCCGTCAAAGTAGTAGAGGCCGCAAGCGTTGCTGCGGAAGATTACGTCACGGCGCACTGTCGGGCTATTTTCGTCGGTGAAGTCCAAATAGTCGCTCTCACTATATCCGTCGGGGATAGTGAAAAATCTAAATGAAGCTACGCCGCTTTCAGTGGCTTTCACAAAGTATGTGCCTGATGTCGGTCGCTGTGCGTGCGCAGTCGTTGGATAGAACGACTTGAACGGCACGATGGCTATGCCTGCCACGCGCTGCACAAGCGCGTCAAGGTCGGCGCGCGTCTGCTTGCCGTCGCTGCCTTTGTAGGCGGTGTCGTCGGTTTCGCCAAGTTCAAGCACTGAACCTACGGTTACCAATTTGCTGCCGTCCCATCTATACTGCTCGTTGACTGCGGTGTTGATATAGAGCCGCTCTTTCACAGGGATGCGTCCGTTGCCGTCGTCGTCCGCTGTGCCATACTCGTCTGCGCCTACCCAATTGGCGTAGTAGGTAAACATCTTCTCAGCGACAACAAGTTCAGTGCCGTCAACAACAAGTTTGTCGCCAACGTTTATATCGCCGATTGAACCTGATGTGTTGACTGTGCCGCTGATGGTGCTGTCGCCCTCGTCGCTGTCTTCGTCAACGGCGGTCGCGCTATTCTCGTCAACGGCTGCTGCTGTTGCGCCGCTTGTGTCAACAGTCAGTCCGCCAACAACGGTGGGCACTCTGTTAACTGTGTTGGCATTCGCAATTATAGGCAACACTTGCAGCAGGAGTGTGTTGGTGTCTTCGTTATACACCACGCTACAACCGTTGCTGCTCGCACTCTTGTCTGTCTCCGACTTGATGGTTACGCCGCTCACTCTGCCGCTGAAGTTCTTCACGTTCTTTACTGCGCTCGGAAGCTGCGACAGTGGCACTGTGCCGTCGCTGTCAAGCGACGCTATGCCGTTTGGTGCGCCCACTAATTCCTGAACTTCGGTTAAGTCGTTCTGAATTTTCGGGATAGTGTCGTTCTTCAACTGCTCGGTATAGGCATAGTTGTCGTGAGCGTTCAAGGTTGCAATGTCCTTTGTGTGCTGCTCTATGCTATCCTGCATTTTGGGCAGAACGTCGTTCTTCAACTGCTCGGTGTAAGCATAGTTGTCGTGAGCATTTAAGGTAGCAATGCTCGCAGTGTGCTGCTCTATAACTTTGGCGTTCGCGTCGGCGGTTTTCTGCGCGTTTGTTGCTGCATCGCCTGCATTGCTCGCTGCCGATGCGGCATTGCGAATGTCGGTCGTCGTGTCCTCCTTAAACTTCTCGTATGCCGCTTCATGCTCGGTCAGCGCAGTGTTAACTTCATTCAAACGCGCTGTCATTTGCGTAACGGCTTCGGCATACTCGCTGCTGTCAATCACGACTTGTCCGCTCTTGCCGCTGAGCTGCACCCACTCGCCGCCGTCGCCGATGAACACTCGCGCCGGAAATGCGTCGCCGCTCGCGTCGTCGCTCTCTCCGGCTACCAATGCCCACCAACCGTCGTGCGGTTTGTCATAGGCTGCTTTCAGCTCCGCGGTGTTCTTGAACAAGCCTTTGCTTGGTCCCTTGATGTTCCTTGCATCAAGCCAGCCGCCAATAGTGAGGTTGCCGGCAACTGTTGCCGCGCCCACCACTTTGGCATTGCCGCCAATGGTCGCGTCGCGTGTCACCGCCAAATCTCCGTCAATAGGAGTTGTTTTTATTGAACTCATTCTATTAAGCTGTTTGCTAATTCGGTTAATAATTTACTTTTCTCTGCTTCGCCTATCGTCGTCAGCACTAATGCCGCCGCCATATAGACTACTGCCTTGTAACAGCGTTTGCATATCTCCACGCCGCCGTCTTCGTCTATCTCCGGATAGGGCAGATAAACCGCTTGCGCCACGGTCGCGTCTTCGCTCTTGCATGAATAGAACTCCAACGCTCGCCCCTCCGGTCGCATGACGATGGCACACACAGGCTTCTGCGCTGTGCCCCTCACGCCCTTAAACCTCGAAGACTGCTTGCTGTATTCCGCGTCGCTCGGTGAAATCGCTGCATAGACTGCGCGCTCCCAATCGTCCATCTTGAATACCACAAGCCGCATAAAATCGTCAGGGAGCAAAGTCCATCCGCTTTCAAGTTCACACCAACACACCGACTCGCCAAAGGTGTGTCCACCCTCAAGCAAATACACCGGTGCTTTGCTCTCAACTCTCTCTATCGCTTCTAATACTTTGCTCCTGACAATCTCGTCCAACGTCAACGTGTCTATATCCTCTACCGCTACAAGCTGCTCGCTCGTCACGTTCTCATCAATCGCAATTTTGATGTCCCTGACTACTTTGAGGATATTGTATATCATCGCCTTGCGCTGTTACTGTTTACACCCAAACGAATTTCACGCCGTTGGCTTTGCCGATGGTTTCGGCTGAAGCTTTGCTGCGCACTTGGCGATTGGCTACACCAAACTGTTCTTTCAGATAGGTTGCTGCGTCTTCAAGGCAAGTAACCTCTACAAGCGTCATATTTGCGTCGTCTTCGCTTTCGGCTGCTTTGGTGGTAACTTCTTCATCCTCGGTGGCTGTGTTCGATTCTGTGGCTTCTGAGGTGGCTTCTTCGCCCTCTTGCGCTTCCGCTTCCTCTGTCACTGCCATAGGCGCGTCGGGAATGTCGGTCACTGCCGCAGGTTCTTCGATGAATTCCTCGCGCTCGGATTTCTCCTCTTTTTCGGGGTTGCGTTCGAGTTTGATTTTGTTTGCGCCAAGCAATGCGGTTTCACTCATCTTCACAATGCGTCCGCTCGCAAACAATGAGCTGTTCTCAATGGCACTTTGGTAGATGGGGTTGGAGGTGGTGAACGTTGCAGGGTTCACACCATAGGCGGTGACGGTGCCGCCGGTGAAAGGTACGCGAAGTGTGGTCTTGCCAAGTTTGATTACGGCAACATATTCCATTAGTGTGGGCGTACCATAGGTAACTTTCTTATTTTCCATATCGTTATGAGTCTGTTAGAATTAAGGGCGGACGGCTCGTTTCGTCCATCCGCCCTTGGTTAATTATTTGATTTATGAGCTACTGCCTTGGGTTAAGCTGCAAGAATGTCACCGGCATATTCTACCCATGCGCCACTCTTGTATTGCCACATCTGACCGGCTACTGCATCGCTTGCGATACCTGCGCAATCAGCGAGGAGGTAATATACTTTGCCCTCGGTGGGGTTCTCAGGTGCTTCTGAGCTGTCCCACATTGCAAAGGTGACTGCACCCTCGTTGGCTGCTTCGCCCTCGCCGTCAATCCAAATATGGCAAGAGCCTTTGAGTGCTACTGCATCCCAAACAAGCAATGCTTCGCGTGATGCTTCTTCACCCTCTACGCGGTCTTTCGCACTGTGCTCTGCCGAGTAAACGTAGTGTACAATGCGGTCGGGTGCGATAAGCGCGCCGGAGTTCGACCAACCAAGACGGTCAAGGGTAGGCTCGTGCTTGATTTCGATGTCGCCGAATACGGTGTGGAGGTTGGTGACTTTCCAACCCCATTGGCTGGTGACAATTGAAATTTGAATTTCGGGGTGCTTGCTGTAATCAATGCATTGGATGTTCTCCAAGAAGTTTTTACCTGCAAGGAGTGTAACCGACTTGGGCACGTCTTCACCGGTGTATGCCATCTTGGTGAGTGCAATAAGTTGCTCAATAGTCCACTTGCCGGTGTGCTGAAGTTCTTTGCGGAACTGCCAACGAATACCCTCGGTGGTGTACACGGTTTGAGCACCGAGTTTGGTGTCAACGGTGAACTTGCTTGCACGTCCTGCCCAAAATGTGCGGTTGGCTTTTACCTTAAAGTTCCAAATGGCTGACTCTGCAATGAGTGCCTTTGAGTAAGGAATACGTTTGCGCACTGCATCAAGGTAGTCTGATACTACTTGGTTCATGCCGCGTTTTTGTGCGTAAACCTTAGTGGGTTGGGGAATGATAAGGTCGGGGGCAACTTCTTTTTGGGTTTCGTAGAGTGCGTTGGAAAGAAGCACGATAGTTGTGCCGGCAGGGATAGCTACCATTGTACAGGTTTCATCGGCTGCATTGTCTTTCGGTCCGTTCACTGCGTGTACCACGGGGTTGCCTGTCACGGTGTCACGTCCGGTCACAAAGAGCATAAGGTCTTTGCCCACAGTTTTGGTTTTGCCGTCGGCTGCATATCCGTCAACACCTTTTACCAACAGTGTGGCGTAGGCTTGGGGAAGTTTGCGGTCGGCATTGCCCAAAGGAAGCACGGCTTGAAGCTCGCCTGCTTCTACTGCTGCGGTGGTGGTCACCGATGCACGAGGCTCGTCAATCATGTAGTGCTCAATTTCGGGTGAGCTAACTTTCACTTTTTTGGCTTTGAGCACAATTTGGGTTAAGGGGGTGTCGTCACCCTTAATCTTAAAGAGTTCTTTGTCGATGTCGGTTTCAATCATGTGACCGCCCTCAATGCCGTCTGTTGCATTTGCCACGTTGCTCACGGTGGCTGCTGCACCTGCGACTTGCGACTGAACACCGGCAGTGCCGCCGGTGGGTGTTAAGGTTGCGCCGTTTTGTACGGCTACAGTTTCAACAGTTGTTTCTGCCATTGTTATTTACGATTAAAATTAAACTATATTCTTACTTCGTGTCACGAATTATGATGTGTCCTTTGCCATTGCCTATGCCGCCTGATGCGTTCGCCACATTGCTCACGGTCGCACACGCGCCGTAAACCTGCGTCCTCGCTCCGGCTGTTCCTCGGCTCGGCTCTATTCTGCTACGGTTGATGAGCTTTACTACTTCTCCGTCCATCGCTTAGGCTTGGCTTGCAAGGTCAAAGATTGAACCGCTGCGGTTAGATTGCTGCTGCGGTGCCGGTGTGCCGTTCTTGCCGTCAAGCACTGCGGTGCCGTCGCCCCCTTTGGGTTTGCGTAGCTTTTCCTCTATCTTGGTGTTGCGTCCGCGCACTTCGCCCTCGTCGCCTGCTGCTGCCACGTCTTTGTCGTAGTTGATGGCGTTGAGCATTAACTTGATGGTTTCGGGTGCAAACTTGCCTATCACTGCGTCCGATGCGATTTGAAGCAACTTGCCGACGGCAGCGTCAAGGTCGTCGTCGCTCAACCCCTCGCTCTGCTGCATCTGCTCCAAGGTCTGAAGCGACTCTGCCAAGTTCTTCTTATAGGTTTCTTCAAGGTCTTTCTCTTTGGCTACGCGCTCAACATATTCTTTGTTGGCTTTCGCCATCTCCTCCTGCCTTTCGGGGTCGTCAATAATCTCCTTGATTTCCATTCCGTAATGGCGCACAAGGTTCACGGCAGGGTCAGTGCCTTTACTCCAATCGGTCAGAAATCGCGCGCTTCTCGGGTCGGACGAAAACATCTTGCCAAGCTTTTCCTCGCGGTCACGGTAGCCGCTAACTTGGTTATCGTATTCGTCGTAATCATCGCCAATCTGACCGTACATCGCTTCGTCGTCGTCGAAGTTCTTATCAGCATACTTCGCTTTCAGACGCTCCTGCATCTTCTCGCGGTTGCTCTTAACTGTACTGTTATCAGCCATATCTCTGTTAGTTAAAATGAGTTGTTACTTTCTTAGGGCAAATATACCGCGCTTATTTCGGGTGCTCTCTTTATCTTTTAATTCTCATATTAGCTATCTTAGCATTAGTAATTACCCCTAAATATCTAAAACCCCTTTCTCTGCTCAATGAAATACTTTGGCTCTATCCTCGAATTTACCGAAGAACGTAACAACGACCTGCTGCGCGCCTATCGCCGCCAACTCGCTCGTGTGAAATACATTAAGACGCGTGATATTTTCGAAGCCGTCGTTGACACTCCCTCCGCTCGTTTTTGGGTTTCCGAGGAACGTGCCACTATTGTTGTCGCTGCTATGCAACGCGGCGACCGCCTGCTATATATGCGCCCAACAAAACGCGAAATGTTTCAGGAGATTTACCGCCGTTATTTAATTCTTCGCGACAAGTACCCCTCGCGCACTGCCCCCGATTTGATTATGGAAGTGGTTCACCAACCTGCACCAAAATTCTATATGACCCCCGGCTCTGCCCATGCTATTGTCTGTCGCATTAAACGTGGTTACTATGACAAATAACAAACCTCTCAATACCGTCAAGGACGTACTTGCAGAAAACGCCCGACGGCTCAAAATCATTAACTCACCCTTTAACCCTCTCACCGGTGTTGGTTCGGTCGGCAAACGTGTCAAGCTCGCTATATCCGACTTTCCTATACCGGTGCAATTTATTCCACCCTCTATGCTCGAAGTGCTGATGGTGCGTCAACTCGCCAAGGTCGGCTCTATCGAAAAGTTTATCACAGACTGTCTGCACGCTACCTACGACGACGACAACCGCCAAAAGGTCATTGACCAATTTGTGCGTATCCGTTCACGCCACGACTTCCCCTTTTGGGCAGCGTTCTTTGTCTATATCAAGAATAAGGGCGGCGGCGATGATGTGCTGTTTCGCCTTACTCGTCCGCAACGCAAGTTCGTGGCGAAGCTTGAAGAACTGCGCTGTGCCAACAAGCCTATCCGACTTATCCTGCTGAAAGCTCGTCAGTGGGGCGGCTCTACCACTTCGCAGATTTATATGGCGTGGTTGCAGCTCGTTCACCGCGTCGGCTTAAACTCGCTTATCATCGCCCATCAGGGTGCAGGCTCGGACGAAATTAAGGATATGTTCGACCGTCTTATTGACCGCTATCCCATTGATATGCTCCACCGTCTTGGCGAAGCATACAACGACAATGAGCCTAAACTTGTCGGCGTGGGTAAGTCGGGTTCTATCCACCGTGTGCCGCAACGCAACTGCAAAATCAAGATTGGCACGGCGGAGCGTCCCGACTCTTGCCGTGGTGGTGACTACAACCTTGTTCACCTTTCCGAAGTCGGCATTTGGAAAAAGACGGATGGTAAGTCCCCCGAAGATATTGTGCGCTCTGCCTGTTCGGGTATTCTCTACAAGCCTTACACGATGATTGTCTATGAGAGTACCGCCAACGGCACCGGCAACTTCTTTCAGGTGGAGTATGACAGCGCAAAACGCGGTCAGTCGCAATTTGAGCCGCTGTTCATCTCGTGGTTTGATATTGACCAATACTCTATGCCGTTCGACTCCGACAAGCAACGTCAGGAGTTCGCGGCGTGGCTCTTTGCCAATCGCCTGTCCGAAAACGTTACTTCCGACCGTGAGGAAAGCGGCAAATACTTGTGGTCGCTCTTTACTCGCGGTGCTACGCTCGAAGCTATCAATTGGTACATCGTGGAGCGTCGCGGCAAAAACTCCCACGCGGTTATGGCTTCTGAGTTCCCCTCCGACGACCTCGAAGCGTTTGTCAACTCCGGTGCTATGATTTTCGACCGCGCTCAGGTTGAAGCTCTGCGCCACTCCTGCCGTCCGCCTATCTATGTGGGCGATGTCTATGCACGCGGCGATGAGGGCGAGGACGCTCTCACAAATGTGCGCTTCCATGCCGACCGGCAAGGATTGCTGTGGGTGTGGTCGCCCCCTGAACCTAACCTGCCCACCGACACTGAACACGTCACTAACCGCTATCTCGTTGTCGTGGATATTGGCGGACGCTCCAACAAAGCGGACTGGTCTGTTATCGTGGTCTATGACCGCCTGTTTATGATTGACGGCGGAAAACCCTCTGTCGTCGCTCAATGGTATGGGCATATTGATATTGACTTGTTGGCTTGGAAAGCCGCTCAGATTGCAACGTGGTACGATGATGCGCTGCTCGTTATCGAAAGCAACACGCTCGAAACACACGACCGTGAGCGACAAGTTGACGGCGACCAATCGCAATTTGTCCTCAACCTTATCAAGGATGTTTATCCCAACCTCTATGCTCGTCGTCAGTCTGAGGAGGATATTCGCACAGGCGCGCCGCGCAAATATGGCTTCCACACCAACGTCGCCACTAAACCAATGATTATCTCAACCCTCACTAAGGTTATTCGCGAGGGTGCTTATGTGGAACGCGATGTGCGCTGCTGCGATGAGTACGACACTTACGAACGCCGTCAGAACGGCTCGTTTGGTGCTATCATAGGCAAACACGATGACTTGCTTATGACGCGCGCAATAGGTCTGCACATCTGCTACCGCGAAATGGATTATCCCTCTATCGTTCCCAACCGTATGCTGCGGCAACCTGCCCATAGGCATTCTATCTCGGAAGCTACATTCTAAACGCAACAAGGGCGCAACCATCACGGCTGTGCCCTTGCTATTTACATAACATAAAACCAAATTTACCAATCCAATTATTGTTGTTGCTGCTGTCCTTGTCCGGTCAGTGCGTTGTAGCCTTGCTGCACGGCTTGCATATTTGCGCCCTGCTGCACTTGCTGTTGTAGCTGCGGTGATAGTCCTTCGGGTACTTCGCCGTTCTCCAACTGCTCCTGCTGCGACTGCAACGACTGTAACAGTTCGTCGGCAAATGGGAAGCTGCCGGTCTGCAACATCTGCTGCAAACTGATTTGTCCGGTCTTCCATATCTCCATAAGAAAATCATTTGCCATTGCTCGGTACGCCGGTGTGCTTGTGCTCTCAATGATTGAGAGGTCAAACTCAACATCGCGTATCTTCTGTGGGTCGTATTCCACCGAAGCACCTGCCTTGCCGGTTATGTTGATTGTGCGCTTGATGTCATAGAACTGCTGAATGTTCTTCACGTCCTTATAGGCTGCGTCAATGATGAACTGACCATAACTGTCAAGCAGGTCAAGCAATGAGGTGGTGGCGTTCTGCGTCTGCTGATTGTAGAGTGCTGCACTCATTCCCGAATAGCCGGGTTTGCCTTGCAGTGCGCCGTTCACGCCGCTGATGTCCTCAAACAGTTTGAGCTGTATGTTCAGCAATTCTGTGATGCCGATGTTGGTGGAGTTGTTCGCCACTTGCTGCGGTATCGTTGCATTGCCCTTGGTCTTCATCATAATTACGCCGTTGAAGCGTGACCACTCGTCGGCGATGTCGTCAATGTTATATCCCTTGGGCAAACATTCTTCAGGAAACAGAAGCACACCTTTCGCGCTCGCTCGCATTATCCAATCGTACAATGTGATTAGGCGGTTGGTGTAGCGTTGTTGGTCTATAACGTCGCTGACAAAGCTATGTATCTCACCGTCTATGAATGGGTACGGCTTAAACACATAGGGGTGACTGCCATGCTCGTAGGGCGTTTCTCCCTCGGCAAGTATGTCGCCGAATGGTGTCAGATAGTAGTAATACCAATAATCATCCAAAAACCACTCGGTCTGTATCAGCGGTATGTCGTTCGGGTCCATGCCCAACGCCGTGCCGCGCTCGATGCGGTCGCGGTTCACTGCTTCAATCATCACGCCGTAGTCCTCAACGTCTATCTTGTAAACGTCGCCGTTGTTGTAGTCGTGGCAACGGTATCGCGGTTTGCTCTCCTTGCGCCACACTTCTATTACCCTGCATCGCGTTCCGTCCCACGGCACATAGAAGTCGTAGGTCTTTAGGTCGTCGTAGCCAAACTCGCGCCATGCGTCGGCGAAGCGTCCTCTGTCCCTCGCTTCGCGGTAGATGTTCGCCAATCGGGTGTAGTCCGCCGGACTTTTGGCAAACTGCCCCACAAGCGTTTCAAAGCTGATGTCGTGTATCTCGCCGATGCAACTAACGTCCCATCCGCGAAAGTCGCGCATATTGCTATCCATGAAGAAATTGTTAGGCTGCACATAGTCAGTCCAACATTCCATCTTGCCGTTGCGCCATCCAAACCATTTGCGATGCACCACCAAACCGCTAATCAAAAACTCCTCCATGCTGCGCGCATTGAGTTCTTTGCTGCGGTTCAGCTGCATATTATACTGCAACACGGTTGACATGGTTTCACCTATCTTCTGCTCGTCGCGGTCGCGCGCTGTGCAGGTCGGCTCGGTTGACTGACTGCGGTATGTGCCCAACACGTTACGCACTAAGCGGCGTATCAGGTTGTTCTTCAACGGCACGTTGCCTTGGCTCTTGATATACTGTTCTTCACTCATCGTCGTGCCGTCAACGTGGATTACGTCCTGCCATTGGTCGCCGTAGCAATATCGCTTCGCTCTCGTCCTGTCGCGGCGAAACTTATCCATGTTCTGCCAATATCGCTCGGCTTCTTGAAGCACGTCCCACGCCCTGCGCTCCGCAGTGTGCGTCTTGCTCTGCGCCACGGTGTCCATCGCGCTGTCGCTGTCACCGCGCACTCGCGCCATGCTATATATTCTTTCTGTCTTTGCCATATCTGATTTGTTTATAAATGGTGTGAGCAAAGTTAACCCTCACTCACACCATCTCCTCTTTATCTATTGACCGTTGTCGTAAT